AGTCGTCAGGGCAGCGCAGCATGCCCGCTCGATCCTTGCGCATCTGCGAGCGGTACCACGTCACGCCGCACAGGTCGCACCTCACCTCATAGTCGCCGCGAGGTCGGTTGCGAGGGAGGTGTCTCTTGATCGTGCGCATAAAAAAACCCGGAGCCGAGTTGCCCCGGCCCCGGGCGGAGCAAGACATGGCCCGAAGGCCAGGTCAACCTTACGCGGAGACGGTGCCGACGACCTCGGTGCCGGTCTCTCCCGCGGTGTTGGTCACCGTGGGGCGATGGAACGTCATGATGCCGGTGCTGGTGAGCCACGGGGTCAGCGACGCCGTGTCGAGGTAGGCGAAGTGCTCCTCGCGCGAGGTGCCACTCACCGCCGCCAGACCCGTCACCGCGCAGGTGCTGGAGGCCAGACGGTTGATGTACGTGTTGCGCCGAAGGTCGACGTTCAGGCTCGCCGCCGTCACGAAGCGCACCAGGCCCACCGCCACGCCGCTCGACGCACCCTCGATGATGTTGTCGTACATCTTGAGGCCGTGCGCCGCGTTGAGGTCCATGAAGGACGTGCCCACCGCGCCAGCCGTAGCTCCCACGCAGTGGTTGTGGATGAACTCGAAGTCGTCGCCCGTCACCGTGATGCCGATGGTCACGATGTCGTCAGCGTCAGCGCCAAAGTTGATCCGACAGTTACTGATGTGGCAGCCGGCACCGCTCACCGTGGTGGGAGCGGCAACCGTCACGCCCGCGTTGCCGGACGACGCCAGGTTCAGGATGAAGTTGCTCAGCGCGACGTTGGCGACGTCGAACAGGAACGTCGACGTGGCAGTCGTCCAGGTGAGCGTCGGGCGAAGGCCGCCGTAGCCCAGGCCGATGATGCGCGTGCCAGCGACGAGGTTGCTCATCTGGTCCGCGCTCGAGACGTTCTCGGAGTGACCCGGAAGCACCGCCACGATGTCGCCCTGGCTGGCGCGGGCCTGGGCCAGACCAGCGTTGAGCGTCGTGTAGAGCTTCGTGCGAACGTCCTCGTGCATGCCATCGACCACGCCGCCCGAATGCACGTAGGCCACGACATCGCCCGTCGGGATGAACACTCCCATCTCGGAGGCGAGGCCGGCGCCGATCGTGTAGCGCGGAGAGTCTGCGAAGTTGCTGAAAGGCATGCCGTCCTCCTCAGGCGCCCACGAAGTAGACGCCGCGCTTGTCGCTGATGGAGCGAGCCCAGCGGGCGCTGATGCCCCACTTGGTCAGCTCCTGGTCGTTGTCGCCCCAGCTGCGGCTGCGGGGCTTGCGGCGCCAGCGGAAGCTGAAACCGTTCTCCGCCGTCGTGCGGTAGGCGTAGTTGGTCGTGGTCGTGTCCCAGTAGACGTTCTCGACCTTGCCCAGCTTGTAGTCCTGCTTGACCACGTTCATGGCGTTGAACTGGCCGGCCTCGGGCGCCTTGTCAGACCCGAGGATGACGCTCCATGTCGGGCCCTGGTCCACCGGGCAGATGATGTCCTTGAGCCGCAGGTTGTCGGTGACGATGCCGTCGTGACCCGGCAGCTTGCGCACCGCCGTCCACGCCTCGGTCACCGCGCCGCGCGAGGGCGACAGCGGGGTGGCCATCGTGTTGGAGAACGTCGAGCCGTCCGGCAGGGTGTGGCTCGCGCTCGCCAGCGACACGCCGTCACCGAGCGTGTAGCTCGCGCTCTCGGCACGGATGAGCAGCAGGGTCGCGTCGACGTCGGCCGTCTTCCACAGGGCACGCTTGCAGCGCTTGGCCGCGTTGATGACCTGCTTGTACTTGCCGTCCTCGAGCGCCTCCTCGGTCACGATGATCTTGAGGCCGAACTTTCGAGCGATGTAGCGCTCGATGTAGCCCTCGCGAATCGTGCCCAGGGGCATCTCGGCGCCCTCGCCGAACTCCGACGCCAGGCCGGGGCCGCCCACCTCGAGGTCGTCCTCGTAGTGGTCCTTCATCCCCATGACGTCCATCCACCGAGGAAAAACAGCCTCCTTTTCGAGGTTGTCGCTCTCGTCGGTGACGATCTTCTCCAGCGTGTTCTTGAGCGAACGCGCGATGACCGAAGTGGAAACAGGCATTGTTCAGTCTCTCCTCAGACGCCCAGGATGGTGGTGGCAGCCTGGCCAGCGCGCTGGCTGGTGTTGGCGGTCACGATGAGCTTGACGTTGGTGCCGGAGAAGTCCTTGTTCTCCGCCGTCCGGCTGATCGCCAGAATGCGCCAGTCGAGCGCAGCCGTGGTCGCGTGGCTCGAGATGTCGATGCGCGGGTCCGCCGTCCCAGCCGTCGTGTTGCCGGCCGAGAAGTGGTTGACGTTCTCGCCAACGAACGCCTGGTAGGCGGCAAAGGTCGTGGCGGTCGTGTTGTCGTCCACGTCTGCCTCCCACGCGCCCGCCGTCGCCGGCACCACCAGCGCCCAGGGGCGACGCGCCTCGATCGTGCCCCAGGCGTGCTGGTTGGGGATCGAGTTGGCCGGCTTCATCACCTCGCCGTCCCAGTGGGGCTCGAAGCCCACCACGACGCCATAGGGCGATGCCGTGTCCTCGCAGATGTCGATGTCACCAGTCGACACGATCTTGACGACGTCTCCGATGCTCAGCTTGACCGAGTTGGAGTTGTCGTCGGTGAAATCCGTGCCGGTCGCGATGGACCAGCGCTCCGGGGCCGGGCAGCTCTTTCCGCCGTTGTAGGCGGTGCTCCAGCGGAACCCGTACTTGTGGGTGTTGTTTGCCATGTCAGAGCATCTCCTCGTACATCTCGGTCGTCTCGTTCACGATGGGAGCGAAGTCGTGCTCCCCGACCTCCCGACGCGCACCGAGACGCCCCTGCATCTGCGTCTCCAGGATGCGAGCGCGGTCCATCGCGATGTCCTGCTGCGCGAGGAACTCCTCCATCGGCAGCGCCATGATCACGTGGCCCTTGTACTCGAGCGTCTGGCCCTCTTCGCAGGTGACCACGCCTCGGATGCGGGTGCCCTGGCGGCTGTACTCCACCGGGCGGTAGCCCTTCCAGTGGTACTGCATCCAGGCGTCCTCATCGCCGCGGAACACGCCCACGTAGTGGAAGCGCTCCGGTTCGTGGCCCTCGAGCTGAAGTGACACGCTGCCACCAATGGGGCGCGGTCGTGGGTCCTTGCGGCCCTCCGCAACGGGGGGCTGCTTGCTGACTGGCTTCTGCCTTGCTCCAGGCGGCTTCGCGGCTGCCGACATTGACCGTCCTCGCCCTGCGCAGGTAGGCGACCTTCCCCGGACGGTCAGGCGTTGCAGATGGGGACCCCGCAATCACCGCTCAGGCGCGTGGAGTTGGCATCACCACGCGGCCGACTCATGAAAGATACGGCTGCGCCAGGCGGGCTGTCAACCCTCCTTCTTGCCCATGTCCCTCGCGTAGAGCTGATAGCGCTCCTTGGGCGGCAGGTTCGGAAACGCGATGTCCGCCATCTCGCGGTCGAGGTCGGTCATCTTGTAGCCGGAGCGCGCCGCGACTGGAGCACCCGTGCCGCGAGGGACACCGGCATAGCGGCGGGCCTGCGCGGGGTCGACGTCGTGGCCACCGTGCCGATGGTTGCCCAGGCGGTAGCGCTTGCGCACCTCCTCCATCACCTCGTCGAGCGTCTCGAGGTTGTCGGGCTTGCCGTCGCCCTGAAGGCTACGCGGCGCGGTCGCTCGCTTGTAGGCCACCTCGGCCTCGGCGGCAGCCAGCGGGTGAGCGAAGACGTCGGCGTGACGGGCGCGAATCATCAGCTTGGCCTGGTCGCCCGGAGCTGAAGCGTTGACCCGAGCAAGCTTGCGCTCGACCCGCAGGTCCGTCAGCTCGGCGTCGATGTCGCGAGCACGGCCGAGGTAGTCGTCGTGAACTTCCTTCGCCATGCCCTGCTGACCGGACGCGGCGACGGCGTTGTTGTACGCCTCGAAGAGCTGGGCGCGGCGCTTCTCGGCATCGCGAATCTTGTCTTCGTAGGGGTCGGGAGCAGGCGTCGTCGGAGGCGGCGGCGCGACGCGGCGGGATGCCTCGAGCTCAGCGCGGAGGCGCTGCGCCTCTGCCTCTGCCGCCTCGGCCCGGCGAATCTGCTCTGCGAAGCGGTTCTTCTTCTTCTCGCGACGGGTGGGCTCAGGAACGACGAACTCGCCCTCTTCGGGGATCTCGAAGTCGTCCTCCTGCTTGTCTTCCTCTTCCAGGCCGAGATCTTCGACCAACTCTTCATCTTGCTCCGGCATGTCAGTAGTCCTGTCCGCTGAATGGTTCGATGGGGTCTCCGAGAGGCTTGCCGTCGAGCTCGTAGCGGTGCTCGACAACGCCGTCCTCCCTCGCGTGCGCCACCACCTGAAGGCGGCCCGCCAGCATCAGCTTGCGCGTTTCCTCGCTGCCCGAGATGTCGCCAGCCCGCATCTGGAGCAGGCTGAACTCCATGGAGTTTTCCGCATCTCCCACGCGCCCCAACGGCAGCTGCCAGGGCATCTGGTTGGTGAAGCTCACCATGTGACCGAGGTCGATGCCGTGGCTACGCAGCGCGTCGAGCGCGATGATGCCGGCCGACACCAGCAGCCCACGCGGCAGCTCGCGAGCAGAGCGCGACTGCGAAGTCTGCGGCTTGACGATGAGGCCACCCTCCACGAAGTGCTCGCCCTCTTCGCTGTGGTGAAGCGCCTGCGCGACGAAGACGCGGTCGAAGCACGGCTGCACCTTGAACGCGACGTCCGGCACCAGGTACTCCAGCCTGCGCTCGTCGAGCAGGGGCGGAAGGCCAAGCGCCCCAGGCGGAGACATCTTCTGCTGCACAGCGCGAACGATGCGGTCCTTGAGCGACTCGAACTTGACGGTGTCGTCGATCTGCATCACTTCACCCGGCCTTCCGAAATGCTGCGCCGCACCCAGAGTACCGACTGGTAGTGGGAGTACGCGGCGCGCACATCAGGATCGCTGCTGTTGGAGGCGGCGCTGAACAAAGCGATGCTCGCCTGCTCGCACTGCCTTTCCATGTCCTTGACGAACTGCCTCGTCACCGGGTCGCCCAGCCATGCTGCGACCTCCTCAGAAACCTCACTGGCCATGTCTTGCTCCTTCACTCAGGCGGGCTTCTTCGCCGCCTCACGCTTTGCGGCAAGCGCCTTGTTTGCCGCCTCGATCTCATCGAGGGTGAACTCGACGTTGTTGCCGACCATGTACCCCTTGAGTGCCTGGTAGGCGCTGACCGACTCGCCGTCGCCCTTGGCGACCGCCTCCGCCATCGCGATGCGAAGCTCGACCATCGTCGCTGAGCCGTCCTTGAGCTTCAGGCCCACCCGAGCGGCGAGCTCCTCGGGCAGCTTCACGCGACGCTCATCGGTGCGCCGAACCGTCTTCAGTGTCTCGGTTGCCATATCCATCCTCACGCTTGTGGCCCTTCGGGGGCCGGTCCAGCGGCGCCGTTGGCGCCTTTCGGTTGCGAAGCCTGTCCGCCCTGTATCGGCTGCGGAGGTTGCTGCATCGGCTGCGGCGGCCCCTGCTGGAGCAGCGGCACCATGTCGTGCAGGTCACGTGCCTCCAGGTACATCTGAAGCGCGCGTGTGCGGAAGGCGACGTTCTGCTTGAGGATGTCGTCCTGCTGCCCGAGCGTCACCAGCTCCTGCGCCTCGGCAACCTTCTGCGCCTGCGAGTTGAAGCGCATGTCGGCGGTGACCATCACCTCGTAGCCCTGCTGGTAAAGGCCGCGACCGAAGCGGACCTGCTCGGACTCCTTGAGCCGGTGGTTGAAGATGTGCTGGATCTCGTCCGTGGGCAGGTGGATGGCATTGAGCCTTCCATTGCATTTGAGGACGGGACGAAGCACCTCGTACGCGAAGTCCTGAGCCGAGACGCTCAGCGTTTTCGTGGCCTGTTCAACGCGAGTTGCGATACCTCTGAAGGTCTCGCCGCTTTTGCCAGCGGCTCCCGACAGCACGTCCGGCGACTGGATGGACGACTGCGCCTGCTCCATCGACAGCCTCACCAGGTCGAGCAGCTGCGGGTTGGCGGGCTTGGCGTCGAGCTGCATGATGTGGTTGCGCAGCTCGCCACCCGTAACGCCCTGCACCTTGTTGACGCCGCCGGGCGTCCACTCGAAGGGGCGCTCAAAGTCGACCAGGCCGCTGGTCACGATCACCGAGCAGTTGGCTAGCGTCGCGCTGTCGGAGAACTGCGACGCGGCCGTGTTGCTCATGCGGTTGAGGTCTGCCTGCTGGCGCCCCGGGCCGATGCCGAGGTTGCCGGCCGGCGGCACGAGGAACTGCCCGTGCGTGAACATGTAGATGGGCGTCATCTCCATGGGCGGCGGCAGCGCGTTGGCGTTGTCCGAGTCCTCGTCGGCCATCCACGCGGGCATCATCGGCGGCGGCAGCTCGGGCTGCTGGAGCGCCATCTGTGCTTCCTGCATCGCCATCGGGTCGGCGCCCGGCTGCATCAGGAACTCCTGAGCGGCGGCACGCTTGCTGGCCTCGCTCTCGTAGAGACCTTTGTCGGCGAAGTAGCTGTCGCGCTCCTCGATCTGCGCCTTGTAGCGGGCGCGCTCCTTCCAGCTGGGCTCCTCGTGGATCGACAGCTGCATCAGGTTGCCGGTCGCGTGGTGGATGTAGCCCTGGACCCAGCGCGGGCGCGTCTGGCCGGGCAGCATCTTCCAGCCCTCGTACTGGAGGATCTTGTAGGAGCCGCCCGACTCGGTGCCCTCGGGCTTGTCGATGCCCTCCACCTCGGCGACTGAATCCGACAGCGGCGTCTCCGGCTCCTCGTCCCAGCTGGGCTTGGTGCGCATGATGACCGCGTCGACGCCCTCCCAGCCCTCCATCGCCTGGAGCTCGTGCGCCTTCATGTTGTGGATGCGCACGTAGTACGGGCAGTTGGAGTAGTCCGGCATCGGAGCGCCGGTCATGTAGGGCGTGACGAACTCCTCGCAGCTCAGCGACTCGTGCCGGTTTTGCTTGCGGAAAGAGTCGTAGTGGCTGTGGACCGTGACGTCGCCCGAGAGGAACCACTCGAGGATGGCCTTGCTCATCTGCGAGTAGAAGTCGGGAATGTCCTCGCGCAGCTGCCAGTTGCCGTGCTTGGTCAGGATCTCGGCGCGCTCCTTGTCGTCGGGGCCGAGTGGGATGACGTTGAAGACGCTCGTGCGGTCGCCGAAAATCTCCCCCTTGTAGCGGGAGACCAGGCGCATGATGGCCTCGAGCATCTGCGGCACGTGGACGTTGGCCGCATCCTCGAAGGGGAAGTCCTTGGGCGGCAGGTCGCACAGCAGAATCTTCAGGTCGGCAGCGCGCCGGGCGCGGTAGTCGGCTGACCCCTCCCACGCCTCATCGAAGTCCTCGACCATGGAGCGGGCGATCTCGCGCAGCGCCGCGACCCCACCGCTATCCTTGCGGTCGAGCAGCTCGGTGACGAGGTTGGGCGCGTCCTCGTCGATGTCGAGCTCGGGGAGCTTTTTCTCCCCACCCGGACTGCGTTCCGCGTCAAGCGGATCCTCTGCGTAGAAGCGCTCTTCGTCAGACATGCATCACACCCGAGACCCGTAGCCGTCTCGCCCTCGATACCTTCGCTTTTCCCAGGAATCCTCATCGTCGTCAACCTGATGCAGCTTCGGGATGCCCTTGCGGCCGTGGCTCGCGAAGGCGCAGGCGTAGCCGATGGCGTCGTGCCAGTGGTCCTCGCCGCCGTCCACCGGAGTCTCTGGGTCGTTGGGATCGGTCTGGATACCGGGCAGCGTCGTGATGCACTGCTTGCAGCAGTCGAGGAACATGAGGCCGGGGTCGGTCGTGCCCTCGCCGTGGTCCTTGAGCCGGCCCAGGATGCGCTGAGCGTTCATGGTGCGCGAGCGCTTGTCGGCGGGCACCCAGGTCACCCCCATCTCCGCCATGACGTCGGCCTTGCTCTTGCCCGAGTTGCCGCGCTGCTCCCATAGCTGCGTGTCGGCCGGCCCGGTGATAGTCGAGCGCTTGCCCTTCCACAGTCCCATCATGATCTCCGTATCCCGGATCATCTCCGCCACCTCGCGGTCGGTCTTCAGCTTGAAGCTGCGCTCGCGCTCGCAGATGAGGTTGTCGTCCGGGTCCATCGCCCACCACAGTACTGTGCCCGGGTTCTTGTAGCCCCAGTCCATCGAGCGGAAGCGGGGCCACGTCGGGTCGATGCGCGTCGTCGGCCGCACATGGATGCGCTGGTTCCAGACGCTGGAGTAGAAGGCGCCAGGCGTCACCCACCAGTCGCCCTCGAGCAGCGCCTTGCGGATGTGGTCGGGCTTGCCCAGCAGCGTGCGCTCGTAGTCGGCGACGAACTGCTTGTCAGGGTTGTCCTTGAGCTTGGCCGGCAGGTAGATGCGCGTCAGGTGCTCGACCTCGCCCGAGTCGGGGCGCACCACCTTCGTCTTCAGAATCTTCCGCCCCTCCGGAGCCGGCGCCACGAAGTAGTCACGCACCCAGTGCGGGTCGTTCTGCGCAACGCCCTGCATCTCGGTGACCTTCATCACCGGGTTGCTCATCGAGCGCACCTTCACCATCGTGCGCAGTACCGGATCGCTCGAGCGGGCGCGGCCAGAAATCTGGTCGTACTGCTCCTTGGTGAACTGCACGAGCTCGTCGAAGCCGATCCAGCTCTGTGCGTTGACGGTTCCGAACTCCGCTATATAATGGTTGGCATCTTCAACCGTGAGGTCAAATGTCTGACGCCAGCCAGCAGGTCGCATCGTTGCCGCCCCCGTATGGATGTCCCCTTCCGACGCATCTCGAGCGCTACCGAGATAGAAGTGAGGGTAGGACGGTGATTCATAACGGGTACGTGTTTGAGGCTGCCCCCGGTCATCCCAAGGCAACCAAATGGGGCTTCGTCCAGCAGCATCGACTCGTTGCTGAGTACTGGCTGGGGCGCCTGCTGTTGCCCCGGGAGGTTGTCCACCATGAGGACCGGGATAAGCTAAACAACGACCCGTGGAACCTGTGGCTATTTCCGTCCCAGGCGGAGCATCAGGCCCACCACAAGCGGGACTCTCCTCGCTACTCAAAAAACCTAGCAGCTCGCCTGAGACGGATCGCACGCGACCCCCGAAGAAGCCGTCAAGATGCCGCAGAGGAGCTTGGCCTGAGTCTGGGCACCATTGATGCGATTCGCGAGCAACATCAGATCGAATGGGTGAGCGCCTCTGTGCGAGAACTCTCCGCACGGTCGGTTCGTGCAGCACTACGGGGACGGTCACTTCAGGATGCGGCAAGCCTCCTGAGCGTTCACCCACAAACGATCCGGAACCGATTCCCCGAGCTATTAGAGACACGCGCCTCACCGGGGATTCTGGACGCCCACAAAGAAGAGATTCGTAGTCTTGCCACACATACCCGTGCGGACGATCTCGGTAGACGCTATGGGGTGAACCCAGAAACCGTGAAGAATGCGATTCGCCGCTGGGCTGCGTCAGAACCGGATGCGTGGTCGGATGTACGTGCGTTCCAACTGTCTCGCCGCGGTATTCGATAGTCGAAGAGACGCAAGGCTTGAGACCAGTTTCGTAAGTGTGCGTGACGCGCCTCGGGCCTTCCAGCGTCATCACCTTGTCGCCGACCACAACCTCCTCGATCGGCTTGAGCGTGCCATCCCCCATGACCACGCGCTCACCCTGAGCCATACAGAACTCGGCCGACATGTACTGCTCCCACGAGTCGGGGTCCTTGCAGTGACCGAACTGGTACCGATAGCCGCTGGAGAAGGTCCAGGTCGTCTTCTCCTTGTCCCACCTGGCGCCTGGGTCAATCTTCGGAAACGCCCGAGCGGCGCGCGAGATGGTCAGCTCCAGCATCGGGCGCGTGCGGCGTAGATGCAGCGCCCAGCCCGTCGACGAGCCCCAGTCCAGGCGGTGCGGGTGGCTGCGGTTCTTGCACCGATCGTGCTCCACCTTCACCTGGGCGATCGGGTCCCACAGCAGAACCACGCTCTTGCCCGGGCCGGCGGCGCCCGCCCCCAGCGCCTCATCCACCGTCAGGTTGTGGAAGGTGTTGCCCCACTCCGAAGGCTTGTAGAGATACCCCACGGAGACGGAGTGTATCAGGCGCGAGTCTTACGTCAACCGCGCCCTCGCATGCACCTTCGGGTGTCTCACCCATGACAGCGACGCAAACCGCACCCACGTCTCCTGCTCACCGTTCCACAGCAGCACCTTGTCGGTCGGCGCGTCGTAGTCCACCACTTCCCACAGCTCGCCGTCCCACTTGGCGGTGTCGCCTGCGACCGGCTCGCCCATCAGATGCTCCGCCACTCTGAGGTGCCGTCGCTCACCAGCACGCCGGTCGTCAGCGACGCGCTCGCGCCGCCGTCCACCGTGTCGTCGCCCGCCGGCTCAGCAGTCCACGACGCGGAGCCCGTGAAGAAGATGGGGCCCTTGTGCGTGGACGCGCTCGGCAGCGTGAGCGTCAGGCCCGAGCCACTGACGCGAAGGTACTCAGTGTCGGCACCAATCGTGCCGCTCGCCTCGATGAGCTCATAGAGCCCGTGGCGCGCGTTGACGATGTCGCGCAGCAGCGCCAGTACCGGCATCACCTCTCGGCCCAGTAGCTCGGTCACCTCGTCGGCCCAGCGCTTCAGCTCCTCGACAGAGCCGCCACGCGGACCCGACAGCAACCTGTCGCCGCGGACACTACCCGTGATCAGAGCCATCGGTCTCCAGCTTCAGCGCGTCGAGCGCGTGGATGTAGGGGCTGCCCTCCCAGTCGGACGACTGCGCGATGCGCATCAGCTTCGCCAGCCTCAACACGCACTTGACGTTGCCCTTCTGGAGCGCTTCCTCCAGCTCGTCGAGCAGTGCCACATCTCCTCGGCCATTCGGCACAGGCACCAGCTTATGGAAGGCATGCAGCGCATGTGTGTCTCCCCTCGGCGTCACGAAGGCGTAGGTCACCTTCACTTCTACTTCGAGTGCTCCGCCATCGCCGTCATGATCGCTCGCCATAGGTCCTGCCGCTCCTTCCGGGCCCGAGGGCCCTTGTCCATCCACTCCAGACGCTGGTCCGGGCTCATGCTCAGCCACTCGCGCTTGGCCAGGTCGTGCAGGCCCAGGCTGCGGCACAGGTGGTTGTCCGCCGTCAGCGCGATCTGAGCGACATGCACCCGAGTGAGCGGACGGTGGTCCTTGTCCTCAATCCACTCGCTGGGTCGGTAGGGCACGACGATGCGCTGCGAGTTGCGGTCCAGGCGGATGCAGTCGTGGCCGTCCTGGCGCATGAACCAGCCGAGCTGGCCGTCACGCGCGCGGCGGTAGTAGACGCGCTCGGAAGGGCTCGGTTCCCAGTCGGCCGGCAGCGCCTCAGACATCAAGCGCCACCCAGGCCCTGCGACCATCCTCCGAAACGTCCACCACGACCCCGAGCAGCACTTCGCTGGAATCGAACCCGCCGCGACGCACCGACTTGCCACCATCGGCAAGCGTGACGAAGTCATGCTTCGACAACGGGCCGCTCACCATGAACTCGAACTGCCCACGGTTGAAGCGCGCCTCCTGCTCGGGAGTCGCGTACTCGCCGCCCATCGCTAGCCTGGACGGCGGGGTCGGTGCAGACGCCGTATTTGAAACCGTCTCGCCATCACCGAGCGGCGTCGGCGGCTCCGGCGGTGCCAGCTTTGCAAGTGCACCGGACGCAGCGCCAAAACCGAGCGCATGAAGAATCGATCGCCTAGTAGTCTTCATCACCCTGCTCCTCGCCATGCGCCTCAACAACCACCTCGGGAAACTCCTGCATCGGAGCCTCCATGATGAGCACCTTCTCGATGCCGATGTTCACCTGCGTCTGCTTCTCGGAAGCCCGAGCGCGGATGATGTTCGACGCCATGTTCTCCGCGATCTTGAGACCCATCGGAGCTTCCTTCGCGCTGCGCAGCGCCGCCGTCGCCGCGTTGTGCTTGCGAAACGCCCTCTCGTCGCCCAACTCGTCGATCCACTCCTGCGGAATCTCCAGCGGATTCTCCGGGTCGAGCTCGTTGAAGGAGATGGCGCCGTCGACCACCTCGAGCGCCTTACGGAAGATGTCGTTCTCGATGCTGCGCAACCGTTCGCGGGCGAGCTTGGCCTCGTCCTCGATTTCCGCCAGCTCGCTGTCGCGCATCTTCGCCAGCATGGACGAGCGCGCCTGAGCGAACTCGATCTCGTCCTTGCTCTTCAGCCAGTCCTCGGGCATCTGCTCACCTTAGCAAACGGGCTTGTCCGCCTCAATCTCGCGGCAGTACTGGATGGCCTTGCTCTTGGTGTTGCCTGTCGGCGTCACCCAGAACTCTCGCACGTGCTCCCACACATCGCCCCGGTCGGTGTGCCGGACGGCAGCGTTCTTGCCGCAGCGACGGCAGACGACGATGGGGTGCTCACGAGCGGCAAGCTGGCCAAGCTCCCAGTCCACGAACGAGACCGTCCAGCGCCTGAGTGCCTCCACGCGCTTCTTTCTGACGTCGAGGCCGGGCAGGGTCATCGCTGCGCGGTGCTGGAACTTGTGCCTGGCCACTACGCGTTGCCGATCACCTTGATGCTGTCGGGGTCCACGAACTTCGCATGCACCCGCTTGTGCAGCAGCTTGTGCTGAATCGAGCGAACGCCCACCGACTCCAGGAAGTCTTGCAGCGACATCCCAGAATCGGTGGCCCCGTCCTTCTCGATGAGGATGAGGCGGCACTCCATCAGGCCGGCGCCCGTGCGGTTCCAGTTGTCGATGTCCTTCTGCGCTTCCTCGCGGGTGGAGTAGGCGTCGAGCGGAATCGTCAGCGTGTCGCCGTAGGTCGTCGTGAAGGTCCGCATCACCACGTAGACGTCGATCATCCGAAGTTCCCAGTCTCTGCCGGCACCGCGTCGCCTAGCATCAGGTTCTGCGCGTACAGGCTGCGACGGAAGCGTTGATCGAGCCACGCCAGCGCACGCCGCTGCGCGTCGACATCGCCGAGCCTGTTGAGCTCGCGCTCGATGCGCCCCATCACCACCAGCTCGCTCACCTTCTTCTTGTCACCGGTCATCGTCTGCTCCATCCAGCCACTTGTTGGCCATTTCTGTCTCCATCGCGAGTCCGGCCATTTTTAGCCAGTCCTCGAAGTCCATCAGCACCACCGGGGCGCGGCGGTCGGGCTTGACCACCGCCACGGCCACCGCACCGGCAGCGTCGGCCTGGGCCTGGCGCAGGGCCTGCTCGAACGGCGGCCGGGCGCCCACCTTGCACTCGATGTGGTAGCCCGGCACCCCTGTCACGTCCGGTGCGTCCGAGCCCTGGCGGCTCTGAGCTCCGCGGTGAGCGTCGACGCCGAACGTCTCGCGGCAGCGGCGAGCCACTTCCCGCTCCCAGTCGTGGCCCTTGCGGCGTGCTCCTGCTCCAGACGGCATGGGTAGAGTAGATACGTCACTTTGACGTCGTGGTCAACCCTTGACGACCGATTCGCCCGAGACTACCTTCGTGGGGCCGAATCGACGGCGGGCACCTGCGGGTGGGAGGCATCGCCTCCGGGCGAAGCGACGCGATACGACCGAGGCAGATGCCGAGGCAGCGGAGCTGAGCAGAGTCCTCAACCAACCTGGCACGCGATGTGCTAGGGGGGGAGGGGGGGGCTCGCTCGGGCTCCTCTCCCTCGGCAGGGCAGCCCTTGGGACTGAACGGTGGGATGCTGCTCCGGGAGGCCGGCGGCGCAGGCCGGGCGACGGCCCGGGCAAGCACCGGGAGGGAGCGCTACTGCTACCCCGGCGGCTCTTCTTCCGGTGGCTCGAACTCGAAGCAGAGCCCCTCGGGGATTTGGGTATCGTCCTCGAGCTCGCACCAGCCGCTCGGCCCCGGCCCGATGAAGCGCTTGCAGTTGTCGCATCGCACCTCGAGCGGGAAGTGCTTACTGCGCAGTCGCTTCAGCCTGGACGGCCTACTCAAGCCAGGTCCCGCTTTTCCGAAGAACGTGGCGGGCGCAGTCGAGCACATGCAGTACGTAATCAAACTGCTCCCTGGTCTGCTCGATGGAGCAGGCGTGATAGCCAGGCCACCTGATTTCGTGGCACCCGTCCCACTTCAGGTGCCCGTGCGCCAGCCATTCACCCTTGCCCATGTCCGGTGTGAAGTCGCCGAAGCCATCGTCAAACAGCGGGCCAGCGTCGTCCTCCGCAACGATCCTCCACACCCCGATGTTGACCCAGAAGACGTGGGACGTTCCTTCGTTCACTTCGGAACCGCCATAGTTTCGCCAACCATTCGCGCCCTGGAGATCATCTGCCATACCCTCGCTCCTTGATGTCCCGGACGGCCTCTTGCTCGCCCTCGCGTTTCGTCCCCCGTGACCAGCCCTCGGCGACGGTCCGCCCGGTGTTCGGGTCGCGCCAGGTGTAGCCACAGCCGTCCCCGGTGCTCAGCAGGGACAGCTCTAGGCCGAACTGGAGCAGGTAGCGCTCTTTGGCGGTCTTACGTGCCATACGGGTTCCTCCTGGCGTTCGGGTCGGCGTCGTTTTGTCCGTCGCTCCAACCATGAGCGTAGGCGTCTGCCCATAGCGCTCGCAGCGTTGCGATAAGATCCAGGTCTGGACGGTGGCTGTGCCGCAGCGCCCACAGGGTCTTTTCGATGTCGATGTTCCCGCTCGGCGTGTACGACGGACCGAACATTGAGCGCCCGTTTCTCTTGCGATCCATCAGTTTCCCGACTCTAGGCATCCTTCATCTCCCTTTCGTGCGCACGTACGTTCCAGCATCTGACTGCGTCATCCCGCTGGCGGTAGCTCGTACTCGCGCCACAGTTCAGGCAACGGACGAAACGCATTCCGTTATCGGGGCGATTTCCAACGATTTGCCCGCGCCACAAGTCAACGTTGCTAGATCCGCAGAAGGGGCACTCTCGGAGCCTGGCCACGTCGATCATTCCGTCGCCTCTAGCTTTGCAATGCGCTCAGCCTCGCGGACGAGCCCGTTGTTGAACCCGTCGCCGAGCATCGTCTGTAGCGCGGTGAACTCCTCGACGGCGCCAGGCCCAAACATGCCGACGTGGTGATACAACAGCCGCATCGCCCGGCTCAGCGCCACAACATGCAGAGCCCACTCGTAGCGCCAAGACTCCCCACGGCGCATTAGTTCCCCATATAGTTCGCTGGTTTGGTAGTCCTTGAGCGCCATCACTCGACCCCCCTAATCTCTCGCAACGAGCCGTTGACCGGCCCGTCGTCGATTTCGATGTCATGGCCGCCAATGTCGAAGCAGACACGGACGGGCGGCTCGCTTTTGCCGTCGATGTACACGTCCACCGTCTGCGAGAGTGCCCCCACGATGGCGTTCTCCAGCCGATCAAGCACTGTCTCAAGCTTGGTGACCAACTCCGATGCATCGAACGTGGCGCCCGGGTCGCTGGGGATGTACCAGCCGATACGGATCGTGCCGGCAAGCGACTCCAGACCCTTCGGGCACTGACATCGGCCTTCGTTGATGAACTCGCCGCACGTGCCGCACATGCTCATGGGTGCTGCCTCTGGCATGCGCTGGAGTTGTGGGGGTTCCCGCAGTAGTTGCAGTATCCGTTAACCGCCTGCCTCGGCCACGGCGGTGTTAACCGTTCCGACGATTGTTGCTCAGCGAACGGGCCCGCGATTTCGCCGCTCTCGACGGCATCATAGATGCGGTCCAACCACTTCCCGAGCTGCCCGCAGTCCTGTTTCGTGCGGCCGTAGCTGCATGCCTGGAACTCGCCGTCGTCGCCAAACGCTAGGATTACTATGCCTTTGGCGTCCATGTCCTTGCCGAGCGTTCGCGCCCGGTTGATCGTCAGTTGCTTCATGCCTCTCCTCGCTTACTTGATGCGGTCATAGTTTGAGTCTCGGATGCCTTCCCATCTGAGCCTGTGGGCGAACGGGCGCTCGTCGAATGAGCCAACCTCGACCAGCTCAGGCATCATCCTGCCCCAGGTGCCACCACAGAATCATGGCGTTGCAGGCAACTGCCGCCAGATGCTGGCGCTCGTCTTCGGGCCCCTGACCGAAGGCGTGCCGCAACAGGGCGTCGCGGCACTCCTCGAGCGCCTGCGGGCGCGGGATGCGCTGCCAGTCCTCCCTCTTACGCGCCCCCTTCAGCCCTGCCTCCAGCACCTCGGCCATGGCCATGATGAAGCCGGCGTCGACCAGGCTGGGCCGCACCTTGCCGTCGGGCTTGTTCACGTAGCCCAGGAACCCGCCCTCGTCCTCGCGGCGCTGGCCAGCTCTTTCGAGCCCGTCTGCAAAATCGCAGTACCCGTCTGCAAAATCGCAGTAACCCATCAGCGCACCTGGCTGGACCACCTTCGTGGTTTGGATTCGAAAACCGTTCTCGAAGACTTCCCAGGCGCCGTCGATCTTTATGATCTGCCAGCGCCCCTTCGAGTAGGCGTTTCGAGTGTCGTTGAAGATCCACCCCTCCCTGCAATGTTCATGGCTCACCAGTCCACCTCCTCACCTTCCTTGACACTGCCCGACGTACCTGATACGTCACCAGCGCTCGTCTCCTTTGGTCCCTGCCCCCCTTCGGGTTTCGCTGCCCGTTGGGGGGCAACTTTTTGGACCTCCTGGCCAGCCCAGATGACGCGCCTGCACAGCATCTTGCCCAGCTGGGTGGCTGCCGTCAGCAGGTAGTTGGCGGCGCGCTGCCGGTACTCCTCGAGCAGGGCCGGGTTGACGTCGAGGCCGGTCACCACGATGACGGCACCGTCGCCGAGCTCGTAGCCCAGCAGGCCCACCAGCGCGTCCTCTTCGAGCACGACGATGGCGTGTGGCGGCATCATGTGCAGACCCTGGCCGCGCCACTTTAGCGCGCTGGCCCAGTGGTCGGGGTGGTAGTAGCCGAGCTTCAGTGCCATCGTTGCTCCATGGGCTCACCGCGATACAGGCGCCGCGGCGGTGTTTTCAAGCATGACATCGCCAAGCATCTCAAGGTCAACGGCCTGCGCCTCAAGCAGCTCATGGAGCGCGCAGGTGTCGCTGACGTGAAACGCGGCGAGCCCCTCACCATGGAGCAGGCCCGCCGCGTCATCTACCGCTTCTGGTTCGAGAGGCGCTAGAAGTCGTCTCTGTTGCGGCGAGGCTCCTTGCTGCCGCCGCCGCTCTCGCGCTTGTTGCCGCCCGCGAACTCCAGGTCGTCGACGATGACCTCGGTCGTGTAGCGCTTGTTGCCGTCCTTGTCGTCCCAGGCGCGCGTCTGGAGACGGCCCTCGACGCAGACCTTGTCGCCCTTGCCCAGGTGCTTGCTCAGCGACTCGGCGCGGGAGCCGAACATCACGATCGAGTGCCACTCGGTGAAGTCCTCCCACTGCTCGCCGACCTTGCGTCGCTCAGTCGTCGCGATGCGCAGGTTCAGAATCGGCGTGTCGCTCTTGCTGTACTTCAGCTCGGGGTCTTGCCCGAGGTTGCCCATCAGAATTACCTTGTTCATGTCTGTCTCCTCTTGTCTTTGCTTTTAGGGGCGCGATGAAGTTGCCCCGAGTCGGTAGAAAGCGTTGCGCGTGTCCCCACAGTCGACCTCGACCATGGCGTGTCGTCGGGCATTGGCGATGTCGCTTTCCAACACCGTCGAGCCCCAGTGGATGGCGGTCGGACACGGGTCCTTGGTCCCGTGCCACGACGATGCGACTCGGAGGGCTGCCTTCCACTTGTCGCGATGGCGATCCCATCGGACCTCGCGCGGCCAGCCGGCGGGCTCGGCGAGCGTGGGCGAGAGGTTGCGCAGCCAGCGGCGGTCGCTGCTGAGCGCCTTGCAGTAGCCGAAGAGCTGCTGCCGGTAGGTGAGCTTCGGGAAGCGTCGGCGCGCGCGCTCGAGACGCTTGTTGATGACGTGCGCGATGGCGAGCCAGCCGTCGGGCGTGTTCCAGCCCTCCTCTCCGACCATGCACTGCGCGAGCTCGACACGCGGTTGCTGGCCCTCCACCGAGTCGGCCAGCGCGCAGAGGCTGGCGAGGATGAAGACGGCGATGATCCACCACTGAAGCCGCGGGGGCGGTTGCATCACTTCGCCTCTTCGATGTTGACCACGTCAGCCAGCAGCTTGTTGCGAGCCCCGCGCTCCACCATCCCCTGGAACTTGCGCAGCACCTGGGTGAAGGCGGGGTCGGTTGCATACCTGTGCATGGCGGGGGTCGTGAGCATCGCACGCAGCGCCCGAGTTGCCCACTGGGACTCGAGGTGGGTGAAGCTCATGGAGGCGCGACCGCTCTTGCGGTCGGACTTGTCGGTGCGCTTGCGGAAGCACTCCTTGCACCGTCGGTGGCTGCTGTTGACCTCGCTGTCGTAGAACTCGCTCTCGGGCTTGTCCTGCTTGCACTTGCTGCACTTCATGGCTTCTTGCTCCTGTAGCTCTTGCGCTCGGCGTCCTGCTCGCGCCGACGGGACTCCTGGCGAATCAGCAGCTCGGCCATGGTGAAGTGCATCGGCAGCTTCTTGTCGGCGATCATCTTCTCGAGCAGCCGCCAGGTCATCAGGCAGTCGCCCGAAGCGCGGTGTGCGCCCTCGAGCTGCACGCCCCAGCGGTCGGCGGTGACCTCGAGCTTGTGGCGACCATTGCCCTTCACGTAGCGGTCGAGGTGGCGGACCATGACGAGCGGGTCGAGCCAGGTGTGCTCAGGGTTGAGCAAGGGGATCTGCCGACTGGTTGCGGGCAGGTGCTTGAACCACCAGGGCTTGTCGAAGGGCGCGTTGTAGGCGACGGGCTGCACGCCGCCGTAGGGGATCTCGTCGAGCAGCTTCTGGAAGGCTTCGCGCGCGACGGGCGCACCCTTGACCATCTCGTCGGTGATGCCGGTGAGCTTGGTGATGAACTCGGGGACGTCGCGGCCCGGGTCGATGAAGGTCTCGAACTGCGTCTCGACCTTGCCTTCGTGGATGAGGACGGCGCCGAGCTCGATGGGCATGTCGTTGTCAGGCGACAGGCCGGTGGTCTCGAAGTCGATGATGAGCAGGTCGTGCTCGTGCCAGGGGCGGTCGTCAGATGGTTGGTGTGGGTGGGTCATGGCGTCGGTTCCTCTCATTGCGTACCGAGTGCATCTTGCTCCTCCTTCAGTGTGTTGATCGTCTCTTCGAAGAGTGGGTGGCCGTGGCCGAGCTCCACCATCCCCAGTCGCTCAGCCTCGCCACTGCAGTCCATCAGCCAGTGCGCCAGCTCGTGCGGCAGCGCTGTCG